GAAGTTTTTGCCATATTAATATTTTCTGTATCTACTACTGGTGTAAACGTTCTTTCACCTTTATAATATATTCCAATGACATCACTAAAGGTATTTACTTTAATACCAATTTTTTTAAAATTAGAATCTAATACTGCTGATTTAACTAACGTGTTTTCTTCAAATATTTTACACCATACAGGACCTTCAATTTTTTTCAATACTTTTACTATTTCATTTTTAGATTTAGTATTGACCGATATTTTTGATATAACTTTTTCACCTTTTATAATAGAGCCTATTTCAGGCCCTGCATTAAACATATTAATTTTTGATGATGTTTTAGCAGTTCTCATTTCATATGCTACATTATTTTCTTCATAAAGGTTGCCTAGACTTAAAAGTGTTGCCATACTATTTTTCTTTGCCTGTAAAAAAGGATTATGACAATACTCATTAAAGTTTTTAAATTTGTCAACCCATTTTAGTAATACATCTAATTCATATCCTTTTTGCCAAGGTTTTATTTGTTTGTAGATTGTTTTTTCATTCGTTGCCATTGTCTTTGCATCCTTTTTAGTTCTTTATTTCTTTTGTTCAAAGCATAATCTAATTTAAACTTACTTACTTTTTCTGTAAAAACTATACCTTGCATATGATCAAATTCGTGTTGAAAGATACGACTTGGTAAACCTGTTAATGTTTCTTCAACTCTTTTCATTTCTTCGTCATAATATTCTACAACAACATTTTGTGGTCTTTCTATGTCTAAAAATAAAAAAGGAAAAGTTAAACAACCTTCTTTATATCTTATAGTTTCTTTACTTACTTTTAAAATATTTGGATTGTAACAACTTCTTTTTTTGCCTTCTTCAATACTAGGATGATCTCCCATTACAAACATACGATAAGGTTTGCCTACTTGATTGGCTGATAATCCTATACCACCATATTTTTTCATTGATTCAAACATATTGTCTGAAAATTCTTTTGGTGTAATATTATCTTGTTCTTTTAAAGTTTTTTCTTCAAAAGGTGCTATGCTTGATAGCACTCTTGGATCTGTTGGTGGTATTAAATCATATATCATAATAACCTCGTAAAGTTTTTATATTTTTCAAATTTAATTATGCTGGTGAATTTATCAAACATTATATCTCCTTTGTGTGAAATAATAAACGTATTTTCATTTGTTAACTCTTTTAATATTTTAAAGAAATCTTCGGTACCTGTACTGTCTAAACTGCTATCAAAAATTTCATCTAATATTAATAAATTAGTATTTGTACTATTTTTCATTTTGGCAATAGTTCGCCAAGTGAATAATAATGCAAGGTCTATTCTTAGTTTTTCACCTTCACTAAAACTATTGTAGTTAAAGGTGTCTCTATATCTACTTTTAATTGTTTCATTAAACTCCTCATCTAAATGAAAGTTTACAAAGAAGTCCATAGATTGTAAATACTTATTAATTAAATTATTCATTATTGGTAGGTATTTTTTTATTATCTTAGATTTAACACCTGTATCGTTTAATATTTCTCTAGCAATATCTATGTATTTTTTTTCTTCAACAACTTTTTCTTTTTCTACGTTTACTTTTGATAGTTCTTCTTTAATTAATTCTAGTTCATAAGCTACATTGTCTGTATTTTTCTTTTCTGTTTCTAATTTAACAATTTCATCATTAATTCTATTTGAGTGTCTATTAATTTCTGAAATAGAAGTATTAACTTTTGCCACTTGTATATTAAGTTCAGATAATTTTTCTGATACTTTATTCATTTCATTTATTTTAGTTTCTGTCTGTACTATTTCATTTAATAAATCTTTTAAACCATTTTCTAATTTAGTAATACTTTCTTTTTCGCTTTGTGTCTTACGGTCTTTAAAAACACTATCAATAGGTTGTGTACAAGTAGGACAATTATCATTTTTAGAAAAAAACTCTAATATCTTTTTATGATTTAATAAATTTGTTTCTATTTTGGCTTCAAGTTTCGCTAATTGATTTGCCTTTTTATCTATTTTTTCTTTATCAATAAGTTCAGATTTAACTGAAACAATTTTTTCATTAAGTAATTGTAATTTTTGATTGTATTGATAATTATATTGATCATTTTCTTTAATCTTTTCTTTTCTGTCTTCTATATCTGAATTATCTCTATTTTGTATTTGTTCAAAATGTTTTTTTTGTAATTCATATTTTTCAGTCATTAAATCATAACGGTGTTTAACATCAATAACTGCTTTACTTAATTCACCTTGTTTTTGTCTTAACAATAAATCCATATGAGTAAAAACTCTTATGTCTAAAATTTCTTCAACAACTTCTCGTCTGTGTTTTGCTCGTAAGTGCATAAAAGGTTCGTATGAAGAAGAACCTAAAATAACTACTTGACAAAAGGCACGATAGTTACATTTTAAAATATTTTGTTCTAACATATTTTGATAATCTACATTAGAAGCATCCTGATTTATCAATACACCATTACAGTAAATTTCAAATATATTAGGTTTAATACCTCTAATAATTTTATATTTTTTATTAGAAGTTTGAAACTCACATTGTATTTCGCAATCATTATTATTAATTGAATTAATTAATTGTTCTTTTTTTATAAGTCTAAAAGATTTGTTAAACAAAACATAACATAATGCGTCTAACAATGTTGATTTACCAGAACCATTTTCACCTATGATTAAGGTAGATGGTGACTTTTGTAAGTCCACTTCAATAAATTGATTACCAGTTGATAGAAAGTTTTTCCATCTTATTTTTTTAAAATATATCATTGATTACCTGAATCGCCTGAATGATCACTTGCTTCTATATAAATTGATTTTAAGTATTCTTTTAATTTCTGTTTGTTAACATCTGTTTCTAACTGGTCAACATAGTTGTTTAGGAAAGTAATCGTATCTTCTCCCATTTCTAAAATGTTATCTTTAACACTTGCTTTAATATCTGAAAAATCCTCTACAATATTTAAATCGTAAACAGTTATTTCATTATATAATCTTTCAACAAATTTGTCAAACACTTCTTCATTTGTTTTGTTTAAAACAATAAGTTTTACAAAATGTTTGTCATACGGTCTAATATCGTAATAAGCATAATCTCTTTTTTTATCATCATAAATTATTTTTTTGTGTATTGTTTTTGGATTCCAAATTCTTTCTATCTCTCTTGTTTCAGTATCAAAGATATGAAAACCTTTTGGATCCTGATAATCTGACCAAGTCATTTCATATTGAGCACCTAGGTATATAATCTGTCCATCATCTGTATGTTTATGAAAGTGTCCTGATATAACTCTATCAAATCTACTAAAATCAGATTTTGCTAAACCGTGTTCATTAATAACTCCGTTTTGCATTTCAATACCTTTAATTTCTAAATGACCCATTAGTATTTCTGCTTTAGCAGTTTTTAAAATATTTAAACTTTCTTCTCTATTGTCATCACATATCCAAGGAACAAATAAAATAGGAAGACCATCAAACTCAACTATTTTAGGTTGTGTATAAATCCAAGGTTCGTTTTGTCCATCAAAAGAAGTATAAAGATTTTCTACAGCGTTTACTTCATTTGTATTTTTGTAATAAGTATCGTGGTTCCCAATAATGATATGTGTATCTATTTTTTCTTGCCATAATCTTTCAAAAAAAGATTTTCTAAAAACAGAAGCTGTTTGATGATTAATAAACTTTCTTCTATCAACAACATCACCTAAGTGAATAAGTGTTTTAATGTTATGTTCTTTTATATAAGGAAAAAATATTTTATTATAAAAGTCTAATTGATAGTCTCTAAAAGCTTCAGAGTCATTTCTCACACCAAAGTGTGTATCGTTTAGCAGAGCAATTTTCATATTATATTAGTTCTTCTAATGGAGTTCTGTATTCTTTTCTTTTTCTTTTTTTTATCTTTATTTCATTTGTTTTTGGAGTTTCTTCTACTGATCTATTCTTTCTTAAAAACTCTATAAATTGATTTGTGTAATCTTTGTTTTCATCACCTGGTTGAACAGCTAAATCTGCTAAATTAGCATCTTCTATTATCTTAACTTTAATGTTAACTTGTTTTTTTTCTTTTTGTATTCTTCTTATAAAAGCGTAATATATGATTTGCGTAAAATATGCAAATGGATTTTTTGATTTTTTAGGATTAAAATTACTTAAATACTGTAAACAGTTTTCTATACCATCACTTATCATTTCATCTCTAAAGGTATAATTAATAAAATTAGGCCTATAAGATAGGTGATTCGCAATTTTTAAAAAACATTCTCCAATGTAATTTGTAACAGGTGGATTTTTTCTATTTCTTTTTTTAGCTTTATTACAACGATCTTTATATTCAATCATTGCCTCTAAAAACTTTTTGTTATCTACGTAATGCTCACTTTTTTTTCTGCTCATTATATTTCTCCAAACTATAATAATATTATACTATAATATATGTTTTTTGTCAATGGTTTACGGTTGTATTTTTATGTTTTTTATTTCACAGGTCATTGACAAAATTCGTTTTCTGGTGTATAATACCTATGTAGGTGCTTCACCAGAAACCTAGCTACTAATGTAACTTCTTACTAGGCATTTCTGCTAAATCAACAAAGTCTTTTAGTTTCTTTTTAAGTCTATCTTTTTCTTTAATATCTTCAACTAGTTTATCTAACTCCGAATCATCTAAATCTTTTTCTATATAATCAGGTAGTGGCTGTTGCATTAATTTAGCTGTTTTAACTAATACGTGATACCTTTTATCAAAAGCATTTGAGGCGTTACATATTGTTAAAATCTTATCTTTAGGTATAGTAACTATTTCATCATTTGTAAAACTAATCCATTTAACTAAAGCAATATAATCAGAAACACCAATTTCAGATATTTGTGGCACATACTTAATTAACATTGGACTTTGCAATCTTAATAAACTGCTTGGTTCTTTTAGTTGTTGAGTTGGAATAGTACAACACAATTCTTCACCAGAAACTAGTTTGATTATTTTTGTGATAAGAGGTTGTATTGTCATTACTTTAAATTAACACTATGAATATCATAGTTAAACCCTTCTTCGTTGTAAATATTTATTCTTTGTTGAAAGTGTGTAAGTGTAAAATTCTTTTTATCTTTATAAGTTAAGTCATCCGAAATATCATATAAAGTGGCTGTGTTTTTGTTATCACCAAGTCTTAAACCTCTTCCAATACTTTGCAAATTTCTTATCCTAGATTTAGAAGGACTAGCAAAAATAAGGTTATGCAAGTTCCGAATATTAATCCCAGTTGAGAAAGTCCCATACGAGGCAACGATAATTGCATTATCTGATTTTTCAGTAATGGCCCTAACTTGTTCACGTTGTTCAGCGTCCACACCACCATAGACAAAAAATATTTCCCTATTGTTTTCAGCTTTGTTTTTAATGAGTTCATAAAGTTTCTTTCCGTGTTTTTCTACCAATTGAAACAAACACAAAGTATTACCTTGTAAGTTTAATGCTAAGTTTCTTATGTATTTATTTCTTGCTTCAGAAGTAGCTAAATACTCTAGTTCTTCGTGGTACTTACAACCATAAAGTTTTTTTGCTTCTTCATCATTATGTTTTAAAATTAAACAAACTATTTTTAAATCAGATAATTGTTTTTTATCCATTAATGTTTTTGTATCTACAACTTTGTTAACTTGACCAAACAATCCTTGTAATACAAGTTTATGTGTTTTACTGTCATCTAAAGTACCTGTCATACCAATACGATATTTACAGTCAACAAGTTTAGTCATAATCTTTGTTAGTGATACGGCTTTAAATAAGTGTGCCTCATCACCAATTACAGCACCAAAGTTTTCAAAAAAAGTTTTTGGTAACTTATAAAGCGATTGCCAAGTAGATATGACAACTCTTTTATTTTCATCAATGTCATAACCGTGATATTTTCTACTAACATTATTTTCTACGTCATAACCATATTGTTTAAAGTCTTTGTATAACTGTTCTACTAAAGAAGTAGTAGGTACTATAATTAAAATGTTATTATCAATTACATTTAAATAATGTCTAAGTAACATATAAGAAATTAAAGACTTACCAGAAGCTGTAGGCGACAATATTAAACCTCTATCATTTTCCAATGCAAATTTAAATGCGTCAATTTGATAATCTCTTGGTATGATAGATAAGTCGTAAGAATTGATTAAGCCGTCTATATCGGCGGCTGAGACACGATTAAATGTAAGAATTTCATTGATTTCTTCTATTTTTACATTTTTCTTATTACACCAGTCTTTTAGATAAGGATACAATCCTACATACATTTGACCTGTAGCATAAGAGTATAATCTTATCTTTCCATCCCAAACTCTACTACGATATTGTGGTGTAAACTTATAACCAGGTACCTCAAAGGAAAAGTATTCTGACAACTCTCGTCTTATGTCAGCTTCAGCTGTAATT